AAAGGCGCCCCATCAGTCTGATTATGTTGCATCGTCATACCTGATCCTCGGCGTAGATGCCTGCTGAGATTACGGAGCTGCCCACAATCATTCGGCCATACAAAACCGGCACGGGATTGCCCTGTGCGCTGGTGTTGACGGCGCCATTGAAGTTGTACGACGCCCCGTTATCTGGACTGTCCTTTGCGCTTAGCCCGCGTTGCTGAGGCGATAGCATCTGCACGACGCCGCCCATCACCATGGCGATTCCCACGGACATGACGGTTGACGCGACGGACCCGACTTCTGTGTAAAGCGCCATCCCCGCAAGCGGCGGAAAGTAGATAGCCGCAACGATCAACACCGCTCCCAGAACCGCTTGAAACAGGCCACCATTCTTTGCACCCGCCGGGATCGGAGCAATTCGAATCGCATCATCACCACACGGCAGCCGCAGTTCTTCGGAACCAATATTCCGGCGTCCAAGAAAGCACGCATATTTCACGCCGCGCGTCTCGCTCTCAGCCAGCGCTTTCTCAAAGCCGGGCAACAACACGCAAAGCGCTCGTATTGCCTCCGCGGTGCTGCTCACGGCAAGGCGATGAGCTCGTCCGAACTGAGTTCCCAGCCAGCCATAAAGCCTGACTTCCCGCAATTTTTCGCTCATCTTTTATCCTTTGTAGCGAAGCACAAGGCGGGTAGCCTCGCGCCAATAGCCGCCGTACACAACCCGCTCGGAGTCACGTCCATACAGGTGATGCAGCATGGCATCAGGTACTGGGTGCAGGCCGCGGTCTTCCTCAAGCGCAGCCGAGCCGATATATACGCCAGCATGGTTCGCCCGGTCTGAGCGGATCTGCATCAGCACCACGTCGCCCGTCGTTAGTTGTTCATCGTTGGCAAGCGGCCGAAAGCCGGCTTCAGCGTAGTGATCCATATAGAGATCACCTTCCTTGCCCGACTCCCACCAGCCATCATCGCGACGGAAGTCCTGTAGCAGGATGCCGCGCTCCCGCGCATACCAATCGCGGATCAGGCTGTAGCAGTCGAGAACGCCGTGAGCAAACGGACGCCCCAGCAGCGGTGCGCAGTAGCCTTCCGGCGCGAAGCCGGCCAGGTCTCCGCTGACAACATGGCCGCCTTCCACCTGCGCCACCGCCACGATGAACCACGGCAAGCCAGTCGCCTCGCATGCAACGCGGTCCGCCTCGCTGGGGGTGGCTGGTGCGTCGGGGTGCGAGTGCACAACAGCACTGATGCGCCCCGAGTCCTCAGCTTGCGCATAGTCTTCAGGCGACATCACAAAATGATCCGTCCCCGATGCAAGATTGCGGCACGGCGCATAGGTTTCGCGCCGGCCCTGCATCACCACCAGACCGCAACACTCGCGCGGATACTCAGCCACCGCGTGCGCACGGATGGCTGCCATCGTCTTTTTACGCATCGTTATCCCCTGAGCCGATCCGCTGACGGAAAGCCACCGAAGTTGATCACTTCGTACTCGCCGAAGCGCTTTTTGCAATCCGAGAGGAGGCCCGAACAGCGATCCAATGCCGGATCGGAGACCGCGTTCCCGTTGACATCGAACATGCGGGGCCCGGTGTAGCCGCAGTAGGTACCGCGATAGCCGCCCTTGGTTAACCAGCCGCAAACGCCTGCGATGATCTGCCGGGATGGCAGCATCTGGCCATTGAAATCCAGCGCGCTCGACAGTTCGAACTCGACCACCTCGGCGGCCTCGGCAGTCTTCTGCTGAATGATCCAGATTTCAGGCGGCAGTTCTTCGTCGGGCGACGCCGTTGGATTGCCATCCGCAAAGTTGCGCGCATCCAGATATTTGCCCAGCGTCCGGCGCACGACAATCCGTGCTCCCACCAAGTCATCTAGTGCGATACAAAGCGCCGACATCACGCCCGAGATAGGGTTGCCATCAGCGTCCTGCCCGATGTTGCCGACAGACAGCGTAGGTGTGGGCTGCTGCCCTTCTCCTACCTGCTCAAACCCTTCGGCCTTGATAGCCCAAGGCTCGTACTGATTGCCCTGCCACCAGATCGGACCGACTTGCGTGTATCCGTGGAAGCGTTGAAGCGTGCCGCCGATACCGGTGGCGTCCAGCTCATAGAGGTCGACCAGCGCGCCGACCTCCAGCTTTTGGACGTCTGCATAAATTCCCATGACGTCTCCTTAAGCCTGGATACTTGCGGCCAGGATGAACAGCGCGTCAATCTGCGCTGACGAAAGGCCCAGCATGCCGGCGACTGCGGCTAGCATTTCGCTGTCGCGCCGGAACTCCTGCA